TATTTGTTCCAGATGCGATAAATGACCCAACTACTGATTTCGCTTTTCATGGAGGCACTATTTACGATAAAGCGTTAACTTGGCAAGGTAGAAAATATGAGCCTATTGCTGTGGAAACTGATGGATTTGATTTATTAGCTGACGGACAATTAGCTAGACCTAAAATAAAAGTAACAAATCATAACAATGTTGTTACTAATTTACTACAGAATCATAAAGACTTTATTAACGGTAAATTAATTAGGAAGAGAGCGTCCGTAAAGTTTTTAGATGATGTCAATTTCGACGGTGGGAACCCTTTTGGTGTGGCAGATCCTACTGCTGAACTTACCAGTCAAGTTTGGATAGTAGGTAGAAAGACACAAGAATCTAAGTTGTTTGTAGAGTTTGAGCTAAACTCTCCTTTAGATTTAGAAAATTTTACGATAAACAGTAGAGGTGTAGTAGCAAAGTTTTGTTATTGGCAATACAGAGGCGAGGGTTGCAGATATGAGGGTTTCCCTATTGAAAAAGAGGATGGATCTCTTTTCCAAAATGTAGATGGTGACGCTATAGTTCCGAGCGTTAGGTCAAGTTATACTAGCCCCCTCTCTCCAGTAAATTTTTACAATGATCCAGATGCAGAGTGGTCATCAACTAGATCATATGTGGCAGGTGATATAGTTTACGTCATAAGTCCAACTATTGCAGTTGCAGATCAATATGGTTCAAATCCCAAAAATTTAAAAACCGTATATGTATGCGCGAGTGGTAATTCTGGTCAATCGCCAGAAGGAAATCCTAGTTTTTGGCAAAAAGATGGATGCACTAAAAAATTTGCAGCTTGTCAAAAAAGGTTCAATGAATTTAATGAGTTATCTTTTATTAGAGGGCAAAACTTTCTTTCAGGATTCAGCGGCGTAAAATTTTCAGGAGCTGCAAGCAGTGATGGTTATGTTGGCCCAATAAACTCAGGATTATTCCATACTACGGAACCAAAAATAACTGGAGCCATGACTGGCGACTTTACTATAATAGGTTGGGCTAGTATGACTCAAAATAGTCCTCTTGGAGCTGGTTTATTTAGCACTACAAAACGAGATGGCGATTCTTGGCCAGCATCTCGATACATAAACATTTTAGGTGGGACTAGTGATCCAAATGATAGAGAAATAAATCTCTATTTTCAAGGCACAAAGATGCATAGAACTCAGCAGGGAGTTCGATTTGTTAATGCAAACGGGACTTTAGGAGGGTATGTAAACACATATAATACAGATAGAATTGCAACCATGCAGGGTGCCGCAGGTATCAATAATCAATGGAATAGATATGTCATATCGCACACAACTGGAACAGATCAAGTAAGAGATGAAGTAGAAGCCACACCTTCTGTGCCAGCAGACCAAGCCGCCAGAACTAAATCTAGCAGTTTATCACTAAAAGTTAATCTGAATGGCTCAGATTTAATAAATGTTGTCAGTCATGATTTAGAAAATGGTAACTTTGCTAGATTAGACAAGGCAGACAATAGACCTTTGAATGCAGGTAGAACTCTATTAGCACGTAGCCAACCAGCTGGATTCACTGATACAAGAGCTTTACCTGAAACATTTAGGTTAGGAGCAGTAGAGCAATACTTTGGTATCAGTGGTTATGAAACGGGAGCTAATGGTTATATTTCAACAATGAATGGCTGTATTGGCCCTTGGGCTATTTGGAGTAGAACTTTATCTGATACTGAAATAGACTATTTATATAAAAGAATTAGGACACCTAATGAAGTTTTAGTTTCAAACAATTTTGATAAAGCACCACGCAATTATTATGAATGCACTGGACAATATTCAGCAATCACTGGAGATCGTTTAGTCGCATGGTGGGACGGCTCGACTGGTGACTCTAGCATAAATAATGGGTTGTTGGATATTCATGGATTAGCCACTGGATCAGCTGGTTTTGGATTACATTTAACTGGTAGCGGACAGTTCTCTGGTTTTTCAGAAAGTTACAAAGAAGCTCCTACCACATTAGTAAAAAACTTTACACCTAGATACCCTAGATTTGGTGGATTTCCAGGAACTGATGGATTTAGCTATGGAAGAGACACCAATATTTATTAATGGCGAAAGATCTGCATTGCAGAAAATAAAAGAAATCGCTCATAAAAATTTCACTAAAGAAATTTGTGGATTCTTGGGTTTTGATAAAAAGCAAGACAAATATGTTGTCAAGCTAGAGCGCAACATATCAGAAGACCCAGCTAATTACTTTATGATCAATCCTTTAAGTTACTTAGTATTTAAAGAGGATTATGAAATGATAGCTGTATTTCATAGCCATATATTAGGAGACGAGCAAGAATCTGAGTTTGATGTTAAGATGGCTAATACCTGCTGCCAGCATTTTTTGATATATAGTCTTAGCACAAAAAAAATAAATATTTATACGCCTAAATCAGTGGAAGCAGATGTAAATATAGTGGAAAGGATTAAGGCTGCGATATGACGATTGTAAATCTACATGGAATTTTAGGACAAGAATATGGTAAGACATTTAAATTAAATTTAAGTAATCCTAGACATGTCTTAGAGGCTATTGATTGCAATAGAACTGGATTTTTAAGAAGAGTGATAGATTTATATAAAGATGGTTTGGGATACGAAATAATAGTGGACAGAAAAAAATTATCGCAACCATCTGATGTAGATAACATAAGAGATGCTAAGACTATTGATTTAGTCCCAATTATAACTGGTTCTACTGGACTTGAAGCTTTTCTTTTAGCTGGATTAGAAAAAGCTTTCTTTGCCATAGTATTTGCCACGATTCAATATGCGTTGACACCTAAACCAGATGTAGATTCTTTAGAAATACAAGCTGACGCTGGTAAAACGTCACTTGTTTTTAGTAATAGAGTAAACATAGCAAGTCAGGGATCGCCAGTGCCTGTGGGTTATGGTCGCTTAAAAGTAGGGACACAAGTTATACAAGCCACCATAAAATCGTATCCTCAATACAGTGATCCTAACTATGTCTTAACTGATGGTAGAGATGTAAGTGATTTAGCTTTTCAAACTAATGTCAGACAGGGTGACAGCGTATTTTTAAATCCAACTAATTTTGTCCCATCATGAGCCATATACTAAAAAAGATAAGCGTAGCTGGCGCAGGAAAAGGTGGGAATCAACCTAAACCACCCATTTATAAACCACCAGAACTTGGAGAACTTCAATATGGAGCTTCTCACAGTTTCTCTGAAGTTGTAGATTTAATAAGTGATGGTCCAATTGAAGGTTTAGTAGATAAAGATGGTCACATCTTGCAAGGTCTACGGATTTTACAAGGCATATATTTAGATGATACTCCAGTAGCTGTTTCAAATAGACCTGCAAGTGATGTTCAAATAACTCAGCGAGAGATTGATGCCGCTGATATTACAAATGTAGTATTAGAAGGTAGTATTTCTGCAACAAATAGAGGTTCTACTAACTTACGTAGGTTTTTCAAAGAGCTTGCTGTCGCTGATCAAAGATCTAATAGTGCTAAAGTAACCAGTTTACTTGGTGGTCGTGAAGAGGACGCTAGAGAGGATGTGGTATGGCCTAACTGTCCCATGTATTTCAGAATACGACAGAAAGATGTAGAGTTTTTAGATGGAGACACGGTTATTAGTGGTATTAGTGATGAGTTCGGCGCTCTTGACCCTCTTTCTTTCAGAGCGTTTATTAGAAACTTAGAAGATTCAAAAACATTTGAGTTCTTCCAAGATGGAGAAAAAGTCACTGGTTTAAGTGCAACTAATGCAGAGACTGTCAGCACAGGATCTCCTAGAAGTATATTTTACTTAGATCAAGCAACTACAGCTGCCGCAAGAGTTATGATATCGTTATATAGCGGTGAGACTTATGCAGCAAATATTGAAGGCACATCTGCCCAAGGCAGAACTTTTACGCAGGGTGAGAACCAAGATTTTTTTCCTGATTCAATAACTGAGATACAAGATTTCATACAAACACAGTTAGAAGAAATACTAGAACTATTTAATAATAATCTTCCCCCAGCAGGTCGTAACCCGTTTTTTCAAGCAAATAATATACAAAAACGATTAGCTGTAAATGCCTTAAGTAATTTAGGTTGGAATGAAAATAGTGGGGCCATAGATTCAACTTTACTACAAAACAAGCTACTTGAAGGTGAGTCAGATGTGGTTAATCCCTGCATGGTTGTTGTTATAAAAGTTGATGAAATTGATAGTGATTTAGATTTAGACATCTCAGCGGGAGAGACCGTAGATGGTGAGACTATAATACATCCAATGATAACTAGGCCATTCGGCACCACTAGAGGCTATGGTGTTCAAACACAATTAGAAGAATTAGGAGTTAAATATATTGATGTCACTTGTCCCACTATAAATAGAGATGGTGTTTTACAAGGGGAAATGAAGGGGTTTGTAATACTTAAAATACCTTTCAAGGTCTCTCAAAATGTTCTTACTCTTGAGAATTTCTTACAACAACGATTTGGTGGAGCTAGCCATAGTAATTTTATCGATGAAATCGCTGACAATAGCAACCAACTAGATCACTTCCTTAGTGCGAGACGCATCATATCGAAAGGTATGACATACTTTGTTGATTCTAGAATACTTAATATTATATCAGATATTGAGTCATTTAAGTATTCAAAAACACTAATACCACGCACCTTATCAGATAACTATTCAACCTCTGATTTAAAATTTAATTATTCTAATGTTCTAGCTGAATTTAGAAAAGGCACTGAGTATCAAGAGCCTTTAAGTTATTTTAATAATGTTTTCATTGATCATGTTTATGGGAGGCAATTATTTGGTCCATTTATGGCTGATAAAATAGCTGAAGGAGACCTTGGTAAACCAGAAAGAGATGTAACTGGGCCAGAAGATGCTCAAAAATTTGCTCCTCAAAGGATAGCAATGAATAGAGAGCTGCTTACTAGAGATAATGTTCTAGAAAGAGGCGCTGAAGGTTATAACTTAGCAGTTACTGAAGATGGCTTACCCATAGATGAGGGTAGTGATGATAAAAGAACTAACTCTAGAAATGACATTGTTGGTTACTCTGAATGGTCCAGCAGATCTTTAACTAATTGGAATGAAGATGCAGTGCCAGTTTTACACACTGTATATAATCCCAATGTAACAAAAGCATTCATAACACTAAATGTTAATGCTCTGAGTGACACTCTTTTATTTAAAGTTAATCCTGATGAAGCAGAAACTGATTTAGATACTGCGTCTAAATTTCCTGCGGTGCTAAACATAAAGGTAGAAACAGGTAGTTTAGGGTTAACAACAGACGGCAGAGAGGGTATAGAGACACCTTTTAAAACTTATACATATAGAATTGTAGCGTTAATCGAAGGACAAACAGTTATCGATATTGGTAATCCTGATTATAGAGGCAACAAATTTGCAGGAGAAAGCCGAGAAATAGTTGTTAACTTAGCAGGGGGAGACGAGGATTTAAATGCAGGTTTTGAATTACCCCCTACAGTCACCACTAAACAGCAAATATTAAGCGCAGATGGAGAAAGAGGCATAGAGGCTGGGACCATAGACTCTGATAGCACTGAAAAAAGATATGTTAAAGTTACAAAATTATCTTTTGAAACAAATTCTGTTTTACTTAGTAAATCTGTGAGTCTGGACAAAGTAACAGAAATAATACCAACTCCACTTCCATATCCATATTCTGCCATAATAGGAACTAAATTAGATTCTAAATCTTTTTCCGCTATACCTAGAAGAACATTTGATTGTAAATTAAAGAAAGTAAAAATACCTAGTAATTACACACCAGTAAGGATTGATGGCATAGATAAAAGATACTATAATAATCAAGAATTATTTGATGCGACACCAAGAGAAAATAAATTAGTTTACGAAGGTGACTGGGATGGAACACTCAAAGATGGATTACATTGGACTGATAATCCAGCTTGGATACTTTATGATTTATTAACAAATTATAGATATGGTATGGGATCTCATATTGATATTAGCACCATCAATATTTGGGAGCTTTATAAGATTGGAAGATTTTGTGACGCTGTAGATGATCAAGGGTTTTTCGTTGGAGTCACAGATGGTAGAGGTGGTAAAGAACCAAGGTTCTCTTGCAACATAGTTTTCGACCAAGGGCAAAAAATATTTGATGCCATAAACACGGTAGCAGGACTATTTAGAGGTAGGGTATTCTTTAGCGACTCAAACATAAATTTCTCTGATGATAGACCTAAGAATCCTACCAACCTATTTACAAACGAGAACGTAAAAGATGGTTTATTTTTCTATTCTAATAACAGGAGAGATGAGCAGTTCAACACTATAGAGGTTGCTTACAATGATAGGTTTGATAATTTTGTCCCTAAAATAGAGGTAGTAGAAGATGAGGACAATATAAAAGAAAAAGGTATCTTTAAGAAGAGAATAGAAGGGGTGGGTATAACTTCCAGAGCTATGGCCCGTAGAGTAGCCCAACATCAAATATTCTCTAAAATAAAAGAAAACCAACAAGTCGCATTTACAGCAGGACTAGAAAGTCTGTTATGTAAACCTGGAGATTTAATCTTGGTGGAGGATGAATTAAAAACCAATAAATCTAACTTTGGTAAAGTTTTAGCTGTAGATACTGTTAACCAAACAGTTAGAGTAACTAATACTTTTGTTGATGCCACTATGAATGGTGTCTTAACAGTCATGAATCCAACTGGTGATGATTCACCAACAGATATACAAACTGGCTTTGCAGGTTTAAATAGACAGCGTTATACTCAAATAAAAATAACTGGGTCTGATGTTTCAGTCCCTTGGAGCAGATATACTGGTATATATGATTTTTCAGGATATAAAGATGGCTACTCTGAGGCTTCTGGTCAAGGACCAGCTATAACAGATACAAGATATCAAAACTACGCATTGTATACAGGATTACCTGAAAGTGGCACTGTTTTATATTTTGAAACAGGTGTCACTGGTTGGGTATTTGCCTCTGGAACTGGAGAAAACAATAAAAGTGCTTTTGATTTAGCATCTGGAGATTTTATATCAGAACTAACTGGGGATCAAACTTTAGCCGCAATTGGAACAGGTAAAATAGTAGAGCTTGATTTAACACAAGCTGATAAGCGTAGCACAAATGCCGCTAAACAATATGGATTTAGTGGATTTGACCCATTAGGTTACATAGGTCAAACCCGTGGTGTATTTATATCAGAATTAGATAATACAAACGCAGAGCAGTTAACTAAGTTAACTATCACAGGAGACATTCTAAGTGGACCTGTAGAAATGGGATCAAAAGGATTCAATCACTATGGTAGTGTTTTGTCTGGTTTTGATAGGCCAGAAATTTTGCAATTTATTAAGTTAGGTAGTGCTGCGAAAGTTGAAATAAAAGATGCAGATCCTTTCATATATAAAGTGATCTCGATGCAAGAGGAAAACTTAAATGAATATTTAGTGACAGCCACAAAGTTCGATACTGGTAAGTATGAACTTATTGAAGATAATATAAGTATTGAAAGACTAGCTAATACATTTAGCTATCAAGGATCACAAACAATAGGAGGTATAACATATGAGACATTACCTGCGCCTTCTTTATATACTGTTGTGTCAGGTATGCCTAACATTACAAAGAAAACATTCTCTATAACTGGTGGATGGAGCGCTGTGGCAAATGCTACTGGTTATAATATAAGATTAAAACAACCGAATGGAACTACAATATCAATAACTGAACCCGAGACTAGCACTGGATTACAATTTAACGGATTAAACCAAGTCGGTCCATTTAGATATAGTGTAAATGCTTTGGGGGACAAGGTAGACACAAATCCAAGATTTTTTGATTCACAATATGATACATCAGGAGTTTTTGTTCTTTATGAAGACTTACTGACATTTAGCAAATCATTCATAGACTCCATAAAAATATCATAATGAGCCAACCATCAGGAAAATACGAAATTTTAAGAGTAAGCAAGAATGAAGGTGCTATCATCTATGGTTCTGGTGCTCATTTTTATGCTACTGGCGCAACTGGTGTTGGAGGGGTGCATAGAAGTGCTGCCACTTCTAATAATTGGAACAATGTAAGATTCCTGCATGTAGCATCAAAAGTAGATAATTTACCTACATCTTTGGTGCCAGCATCACAAGAATTTGTAGCCTCTACAGGAACTATTTTAGGTGGCTCGACACCAATAGGTGATATTCGTGGTGAAGGCACGGGTTTTATTGGAGTTGGTGATAACACGACTTTAATACAAAAAAATACTGTATATAGTGGTGCTTTATACGCAATTTATGAAGGCGCTGGAGCCACAAGGTTGACAGGTAAAATAGGTATCGGAACTACTTCAGCTGACATCGCTACAAGTGGTTACTACGAGGGAACATTTAAAACAAAAGATATTCATGAATTTGAGACTGTTTTTCTCGCAAATACTGGAGACCTAACAAAATTCACCACTGGTAGTGGTGTTTACCGAAACGAAACTTTTTCATCTACACGACAAATAATAAATAGAGAAGGAAAAGTATTAAGATCGGCGTCAGAGCTAGCTGCTGATCCATTTATCAGCGGACAAAGAATAAGTATACTAAATAGAGATGGTAGTGTTGCTTTTTCTAATTATAAAGACAACTATCTCTCTACTTTATTTTCTTTTAATAGATCAGATAATGAAGATGTTTTTAGTATTCATGAGAGAAATTTTGGAGTAAGGACAGAGGTTGTCGATCAGGGTGGTGCAGTTCATACCACTGATTTCTTTGCTTTCGCTAATTCTCTTAGTTTGGAGGCGATTGTAACTCAAGCATCTGGGGTTTCTAGAAGAGACGAGTCAACTGGCAACATATCTATAAACACTGGCAGCATAACCAATGCTTCAGACAGAGAGGAGGCTATAAAAGGATTTAGTAACCAAATAATTAATAATTCAGGTGTTACTGGTTTTATTAGTTTTGATTTCTTCTTTGATCAATCAGCTAGTTTTACTAACTATGACACTATAAGTGTTTATGTGTCTAATACAGGCACTGGTTTTAATTTAAGTCGAAGTAATTTTTTAGGAGATTATGAATTAACTCAAACTCAGGGTCACAGACTAGAACTTTTTCCAAATGATTTTGGTGGCTTCCAAGAAGGTAATTTAGATTTAAATCAAGATCTATTTTTTAAATTTAAAACTCGTAGTAATGTAGCTGCTGGTAATGAAGTATTCTCTATTGGTCCTTACAGGTTAGATGCCGCACCACAAGGCAAAGAGGTTTTCTTAGGAAACGCTGGTGAGCAAAGTCTATTCGGAGATCTCGCTCTCAGAGACAGCGGTATATCTGGCACTGGTCAGGCTGTAGTCGAGCTAAATCAAAAACCAAATGGTGGAGGTGGAGGAGTCGGGACTATTAGTATTTATGATGACACAGGAGACTCTTCTATTAAATTCAGTAGTGATACTGGAGTAGATAGTTTTGTCAGCGGTAACATAGGAATAGGAACCACAGTTGTTCCTACCGACACGACATTTAGCGTTGTCGGTATAGGGTCTACCAAACCAACTTTCACAGTTAAAGCTGGAATTGGCACAACAGCAGGTTTTGTTGGGATTGGTTCTACTAATCCACAGTTTAATCTCGACGCATCTGATATACCTAAAGCAAACATCGCGGCAGCAAGGAGTAAAATCAACTCAACTGGATCAGCTATCATGGGCGGTGCCGATCATCAGATAAGTGGTGATTTCAACATGATAGCAGGTGGTGTTTTCAATAACGTCTCTGGCAACAACTTTTCCTTTATTGGTGGTGGATCTGGTATTGATATCACGGGTAGTGAATTTTCTACGAGTGTAGGTGGGTTTAATAATGATATATTTTTAGGAGCTGGTCACTTTATTGGTGGTGGTCGTAATAATATGATTACTGGTGTAGATGAAGTATCTGTAATCGCAGGAGGTAAAGAAAACAAAATATTTGGTGGAAACAAAAACTTTGTAGGTGCAGGTGCTACTAATGTTATCACAGGTGATTCTAATGATGGCATCATAATTGGTGGAACTAATAATATAATAAATTCATGTGATGCATCTACGATAGGAGGTGGTTTACAAAATACAATTGATAACTCTAATGTCGCTTTTTGTGTAGGGGGAACTCATACTATTGGTCCGAACGCTGGCTTCTCAGCAATCTTAGGTGGTGGTGGTAATGTGATAGGATTTAATAGTTATAATTCTGTAATCCTTGGTGGTGTTTTCAATGTCAATAGTGGTCAATATAGTATGGCTGGCGGCCAAAGAGCCTTGATACCTTCAGGTATTATAGGAGCCACCGTTTTAGCTGATGGACAGGGCCGCGATCATATTTCAAGTGGTAGCCATACTGCTACTCTTGATTTCGCCAATGGCGTTTATGTCCCAACCATAGGTTATTTCAATAATTTGCATGTAAGTGGTGTGCCAGTATCAACAGGTTCCTCCGCTGAAGCTGATACATTACAGACTGTTACTGATCGTGGTGCTACCACCACTAATAGTATCACGGTAGGATCTACTATAGGTGTTAATGACGCGATAAGACATAATGGAGATACAGATACAGCAATAAACTTTGCAACAGATACAATTAAATTTAGCACTGCTGGCAGTGAGGTGATTCGTATAAATGCCAGCCAAAACGTAGGTATAGGGACAGCTAGTCCTACAACGAAATTAGCAGTTGATGGGACGATATCTGGTGTCAGTGGACTATACAGTCAAGGGTTGTTCATAAGCGGAGTTCCAGTGTCAACAGGTTCTTCTGCTGAAGCAGACACTCTCGCAACTGTCACCGCTCGCGGTAATAGCACAAGCACTTCGATCCTCTCTACAGGACCGCATATCTCTGGCGTTACAGGGTTGTTTAGCGATAATGTAGGAATCGGAACAGATAGTCCTTCTGCAATCGGATCTAAAACTACGTTACATATTAATGACAGTAATGGTGCCGCTATAAGATTAAGTGATGACAGCAATGATGCTGTTATTAAGCATGATGCTACAACTGGTTTAGTAATTCAAACTGAACAACCTATTCCGTTATCTCTCGGGACAGAGGAAACCATAGCGCTTACGATTAGTGATGAACAAAAAGTCGGTATATTAACTAATGATCCAACCTATGAATTAGATGTCAACGGTAACATTGGCGTTAATGAATATATTTATCATAATGATAATGCTACCACGTATTTGAGATTCGGCCCATCAACTAATAGAGCTATTCTTGTAGCAGGTAATACTTCTATTTTTGATACTAATAACGAGGATTTTCTTGTCGGGACAGATTCGTTTTTCGTTGATATAGGCAATGATAGAGTTGGTGTAGCGAATACAAATCCACAACATCCTTTAGATGTATCAGGTGTTGTTTCTGGTTCCAGCACAGGAATTTTTACTAAACTGAACTTAACTGAAGACAACATTATTGATTCTCATGGTGAGATACTTGATTTTCAACAAAATGACTTAATAGCAAACGGCAAACACATAAGAGCTGGTTTCGGACTTTGGGCATATGGCGCTGGTGGTAGGAATATGGGTATTGATGGTGATACCAACTTCATGCAGCTCTATACCAACGGCACAGAAAAAGTAAGAATTACGCAAGTTGGTGATGTGGGCGTGGGCACTACTGTTCCCTTAGCTGAACTTGACGTAAGAGGAGATATCTCTGGATCGGGGAGCTTCTTGGGAACAGGTGTCGGCAATCGGATTACTAATAACGGCACACCTTATCTTCTTTCAGGAGATGTAGCCGCTGAAGCTGATACATTACAAACTGTCACAGATCGCGGTGCCACTACAACAAACAGCATTACGGTGGGATCTACCATAGGTGTCAATGATGCGATAAGGCATAATGGAGATACAGATACAGCGATAAACTTCGCGACAGATACAATTAAATTTAGCACTGCTGGCACTGAGGTAATTCGCATTAACGCCAGCCAAGACGTAGGCATAGGCACAGCTAGTCCAGAAGATGCTCTGACAATCGCAGGGACAGGGGCAGATTTCTCTATAAGAAAAGCTAATGGTGATTTAGCTGCGAGAATAGTTCAGTTTGATGCTGGGGGCGCTCAACTAAGACTTTATGATTCAGGTTCTAATGAACAGATTAGATTAGCTGGTGATGGCAGCAATTCTTTTATTACTGGCAATGTAGGAATAGGAATAACTAATCCAAACAAACCACTT